GTTGTTGGTAAGGAATATTATAATAACAATAAGTTTAAGATATCTCAGCGTAAACGAAAGTCATGGCAGGAGCGCATTAAAAACTTTAATGATTACAAGCGTACTTTATTTTGTAGTTCTTGTAACATTTCAGGGAAGAAGTATCCTTCTATTTTGGACTTCCATCACAGAAATCCTACTACAAAATTGTTTGGTATTGGAAACATAGCTGATAGATTTCCAGCAAAAACAGTTTTAGATGAGATTTCAAAATGTGATATACTTTGTGCTAATTGTCACAGAATTTTACATGAGAAAATAAATAATAAAAAGGGAGAGGTAATATTATGGGAACCATAATAAGTAAATGGTGTAAGGATATCGTACCTACGATAATTGCTATAGTATTAATAGTTATAGCTTATCAGATAGTTGTTACACCGGATATAATATATGAGGATGAACAGGCAATCCATGAATTATATGATGGTCGTATCGTATTTCCTCCAGGCATTTTAGCTGGGGATGCAATATCATATCTTAAGGCTCTGCAAGATGAACGAAATTATCATATCATTATTGATAGCTTTGGTGGTAGTGCTTATGATACTATTGCCATTATAAATAGAATTGCAGAGTTGCAGGACAAGGGCTTTGTTATTACAACTGAAGCATATGGCTATACCTTAAGTGGTGGTGCTTTAATATTTATTATGGGAGACATTAGGATTATTCATAGTGGTGCTACCCTTATGTTTCATGGTGCCGGTTTTAGTGGGCCATATGGAAACAGAAAGTCCTTACGTGATTATGTTCTAAAAGGTAAAACAGATTTAGCATTAGCTGTTGTAGAGTCATTAGCTATACTAGATAATAAATTTGCACTGGAGTTACAGGAGCGTATTGGATTTTCTAAGGACGAAATAATACGTTGGCTGTATGCTCTTGACTACAATTATATGTCATCAGCAGAAGCTCTTAAATTGCATGTAGCAACAGAGGAGAGGTAAATGAGTAAAGTAATATTTGTAAGATGTATTAATAAGAAATGTAAGTCTAAACCTTATCCGGTAACCATGGATAAAGCCGGAGAGCTACAACAGTGTCCACTATGTGATCCTAAAGGACACAAGAAGGTGCGCCAGGCAGCTAATCAAAAGCAGATGGTCTCTAATAAAGCTAAAGGGCAGCTTGATGCTGGTAAGGTAATTAGCTTGGTTGAGGGTGGAGTTGTACTTGATGATGCACCTGGTGTTGAAGTAGATCATGTGCCTGTGGAAAGTGAAGCAGGATCTAAAATGGAGATCCCTGTGGTAGCTAAAGTAGGTGGTAGGAAAGGTAAGAAATAGTTAATGATTAGGGGGGCTTATGTAACAATAAGCCTTCCTTTATCAATAAATAAGAATCTGCAATTATTCCTAGTTATATCTTAACCTTAATGAGGGTATTATCACAAGGAATAACTTTCAATAAAAGAAAAAAGGAAACTTATGCCTCACAATAATGAAAAAGAATTATTAGAAGTTGATGATACACAGGGCTTAGATACTGTTGCCAATCCGATACCTCTATTCTCAGAGGACTTAATTGACAACCTTGACAGGGATTTCCCTTCAATTAACCCTACCCCACAAGATAGCTTAGCAAAGATAATGTATGCTGCTGGCGCACGTATGATAGTAGATACACTACTTGAACGTAAGAGGGGTACGAACTTGGCTAAACTAAAAGGAGATATAACAATAAATGTGTAGTGGTGGTAAAGGTATAAATTATGCAGAACAAACACGGTTAGCAAATATAGCTAATATCAAGGCACAACAAAAAGCAAAAAGGGAACAGGTTAATGTTGTGATGGGTGGTGATACTGATGAGTATCGTCTTACCACAAAAACAGGGTCTAAAGCTGTTGGTATAACTTCAGAGGATATGGATAAGTCAAAGATGTCAGATCTATTCTCCGGCAATAAAGGTAAAGGTGCAATCGCAACAAGCAAACAGGCTGCAAACGCCTTGAAGCAAAAGAAAATTAATGACTACCATAAGAATGTTGGATTAGCATAACATGGCAAAAGAAGCTAGCACTACTATTAAGGATAGATTTACTAAGTGGGATACAGGCCGTAACTCACACCTTGAGAGATGTCGTAAGTGTTCTGAGCTTACAATTCCCTCCTTAATTCCACCTAAAGATTATGATGAAAATGATCCGTTACCTACCCCGTTTCAGAGTTTAGGAGCAAGGTGTGTCAATAACATCTCATCTAAACTCTTATTGACAATGCTTCCTCCCAATACCCCATTCTACAAATACAATGCTCCGAGTGCATTAGTAGAAGAGATATCTAGAAAAAAGGGTGAAGAAGGATTTAAGACTGAGGTAGAAAAGAAGCTACGCATGATCGAACAGGATATCATGGACTACATTGAGGCTGAAGGCCACAGGAGTCCATTCTACAAGGTTCTAAGATTACTGGTTGTATCAGGTAATGTTCTTTTAGAAATGCCTAAAGAAGGTACTCTGAAGGTACATAGGCTTGACAAGTATGTAACCCGTAGAGATCCTGCTGGCAAAGCTATTGAAATAATCTTAAGAGAATATATTGACAAGATCCAAGTTCCTGACGGAATTGATATTGAGAAGATCACAACTGAGCATACCAAGCAACACATTAAGAAGCTCATTGGTTTGTATACTCGTGCCTATAAAGACAAGAAAGGTATGTGGCACATGAGTCAGGAGATATCGGGACAGGTTGTACCAGATTCTGTAGGTACTTTTACAGAGGAGGATATGCCATTTTTAGCTCTATCCATCAATCAGGTGGAAGGTGAAGATTATGGTAGAGGGCACGTTGAGGAATATTTAGGAGATCTCATTTCCTTAGAGTCCCTCATGCAATCGATCATTGAAGGCTCCGCAGCCGCAGCTCGTATTTTGTTTCTTGTTAAACCAGGTGGAGTGACCGACTGGAAGCAAGTGCGTAAAGTACGAAACTTAGCAGCTATCCCTGGTAGAAAAGATGATATTGAAACATTACAGATCGATAAATTATCTGATTTCAAAATAGCTTATGATGTTATTACTCAGTTGAATGACAGGCTGAGCAGAGCTTTCCTTTTGAATGACTCGGTGCAGCGTAATGCTGAACGAGTAACCGCAACTGAAATCCAATACATGGCTCAACAGTTAGAGAATGCTATGGGAGGTATTTATACTACCCTATCGCAGGACTTACAGAGACCATACTTGATTAAGGTTGTCAATCAGATGAAGCAGAAGAAGCTATTTAATTCTGGCTTACCTGTTGAGCTTACTCTTACTATGACTACAGGATTTGAAGCCCTAGGTCGAGGACATGAACTAACCAAGTTAGATGCATTGTTAGATAGATTAACAAAGTTCCTGCCAGGTGACATGCTATTTTCAATCTTAGGTAAGCAAGAGGTAAAGGTTCTTATCGATAAATATTCAACAGCATTAGGTGTTGATACTCTTGGCTGGGTTCCGTCTAAGGAAAAGATAGAGCAAGATGAGGAACAGGCACAGATGATGGGACAGTTAAAACAGATGATGGATAATCCTGCTATTCAGGATATGATGAAACAGGCTGGGCCTGAAGGTTTGGCAAAAGCCACACAAGCTGCACAAGGAGTCGCACAATAATGGGACAAGGTACTGAACTACAAAAGCTGTATGCTACTGGTAAGAAAGTTACTAAAAAAGCTTATAAGAGTATGCAAGCATTGTTAGCTAAGAAACGTAAGAAAAAGAAAAAATCAAAGATCAACTATGGTAAAGTAAAGCGTGTTGATATTTATTCACAGGGTCAGAAGCGTAAAAAAATGATGGAAGCTGCTGGCGACTATAATCCTAAAAAGAAATAAATAGAGGAGAGAATAATTTATAATGTCTGATGAGGGAATCTTAGATACACACACAGATACACAGGATACTGCTGGGGAACCGGCACCTGTTGTAGGTGAAACAGAGCATGACAAAGCAATGATAGCTGCTGCTGACAAGGGACTAGATCCTAACTCAGCTAACATTCAGAGGACTGAAGAGGTGCTACTTGCTGGTAAGTATAAAGATGAAAATGCATTAAACAAAGGTGTTGCTGAAATTTTAAAGATGCAGTACCCGGATAAAACAGTTGAAGAGATTTATAAGGGCCTTGAAAAAGGTACACTCGTTCCTTCGAGTCCTGCTGCTAAAGCTATAGATGATGCGGATGTAGATAAGGGAAATCTTCAAGAGGAGGATGTGGACACCACCGATACAGGTGATTCATCAAATCCTCTTGACCCTGTGGCCTTAACTCTTGAGCTGGAAGAGAACAATGGTGAGCTTACCCAAGCTACCAGAGAGAAACTCTTAACTGAACATAAGATACCAGAGGCAACACTTGACGTACACTTGGCTGGCATAGCTGCACTTTCAGAATTATTTATTGGTAAAGTGTATGATATTACTGGTGGTCAAGATAACTATGATAAGATGCTACACTGGATCAATGAAAGAGTGCCTGAAGCAGAGCAGGATGTATTTAATGAACAGCTCTATACTCAGGACATCAACAAAGTAAAGGCTGCGGTGGAAGGCATGAATGCACGTTTTATGGCTGAAGCAGGCAGTAACCCTGAACTCTTCCGTCCTGGCAGCACTGAGGATGGTGGAATTAATCAAGGGGCTTACGGTTCTAAAGCAGAATGGTTGTCTGAGGTAGCTATGCCTGAGTACCAAAGAGATCCAGCTTTCAGAGCTAGAGTACAAAGTAAGTTATCGAAGTCTAAGTTTTAATAATGCGTTAGGTTCTATATGGTATCTTGATCCTAGTAAAA